AAGGAAGATATGCTGCTACATTAACGTTAGAATAGTTAGTAGCAATACCACTTAACAAGGAGCCATTACCGACAAAATAAGACGCGGTTACATTTCCACTAGTGGTTACTCCATTGTTTAATACAACGATTCCAGTCCCATCGGGATCAATGACAATGTTGGCGTTGGATACTGTGCCGAATATAGTCTGATCGGAAACATCAAGATTCCCAAGACTAAAACTAGCTGGATGGCCTCCTTGCGTGACGCCGTCATGAATATTTAAGGTCCAGTTAGTTGTATTAATTGTAAGCTCACCTTCTGGTCCTGTATAGGTAGAACTTACATTAGCGTTACCACGCTTCCATTGGACTGTTTTGCTCATTTATATCTTCCAAACATTTGTTATATACATACTTATCAAAATAATGGTTTATCTTCTATTCATTGACTGTATTAAGTTGTCGATAAAAAACAAATTTTGATTAAACCCTACAAAAAAGTTTATGTCTAATACAGAAACTATTGCCCCTGCAGGTGCTCCTAATAGTTTTCCAGTTTCCCACATTACTGCTGGATATGCATTAGTCGTAAAAGGTGTAGTCATTGCCGTTCCGTTGCCAATAGAAATAAAAGCGCCTGGACGAGAAAAAACCAATGAACTACTAGAATTTGCTAGTCTGAATTGTGATAATAATGTAGTGTTAACTGAATAATTATAATCCGTACTAGATCTTGTAATATTTCCGCCCCCGATACCTGTTATAAAAACATCAATAGCATCATCGCGAACACCAAAATTACTATTTTCTCCTAACATAAACATAGAGCCGCCGCTTTGCAAATAATTATACAGTATGTTGGTTGGATTATTTGGATTAGATACGTATGGACTTGCATACCCAATATCCCAAATATGTGCGTAATCTGACAGATTTAATGTGTTTAAAGTTGCATAACTTTGAACCAATGTGGTAGTAAAATTAAAAGTTGCTTCCCTTGCTTGTATCACAGGATAAACTGCGGTTGCCGGGTTTACGTCTCCTGAATTATAATAATTGGTATTACCACCCGGACCGTTTGTTAGAGGATCATAAAAAACAAGAACATTTTTTTTATATCCTCTATCAGGAGGTTTATTGTACCAAAATCCTAATCTGCTAGCACCAAAATTCATTATTGATACCCAGTTGTTAAAGTAACGTAGTAGACAGAGCCATCATAAAACATGTTTAACATATCAATACTATTAGCAGTGGTGCTCAATGTTTTAAAATTTCCAGCAAATTTATAATTTAAATTAGGAGTTAATAAACGATTTCCAGTGGCATCTTGAGTAAAAATTAATGTTAAACTTTGTCCGAGTATCATATTAGTCGGTGTAGACAAAGTTACATTTCCAATTAAAGTTGCATGTTGCACTGACGCATAAGACCTATTAGGAGCAAATGTTCCAGAAATATTACCTATAGAATATAACGTATCAATTGATCCTGGAATAGTTACAGTTACTACATTGGCAACATTAGTTGCAGTAACACCATCCCCCACAAAGTTTAAAGTAGAGACATTGCTGGTAATCTCCGTTCCTTCATCTTGCACAATAATTTCCGACCCAGGTCCCTGTGGTCCCTGTGGGCCAGGTACATTACTACTGCCAGCTGGTCCCTGTGGTCCCTGTGGTCCCTGTGGTCCAGAACCTTGTGGACCTTGTGGACCTTGTGGTCCTTCTGCTCCTTGAGGACCTGAACTGCCAGTAAAACCTACTGGCCCTGCAGGACCTTGTTCCCCCTGTGGTCCAGTGGGTCCTTGTGGTCCTTGTGGCCCAATTTCACCTTGTGGTCCTTGAACTCCTGCACCAGTAGGACCTTGTGGTCCAGAAGGACCTTGATTACCAATAGGACCTTGCGGTCCTTGTGGTCCTGTTGGACCTTGGACTCCTTGCCCTTGTGGTCCTTGTGGTCCTGTTGGACCTTGTGATCCTTGCGGTCCTTGCGATCCAGTGGGTCCTTGTTCCCCTCTTAGACCTACTACTCCAGTGGGACCTTGTGGCCCTTGTGGCCCTTGAATTCCTGCATTTCCAATTGGCCCACGTGGTCCTTGTGGTCCTTGTGGTCCTTGTGGGCAAGGAATTCCTAACAGACTTTCTATACTCATATTTGTTCCTTAAATTGTTCCAAAATCATACATTGCGCTGTTTATCCCGTCGCCCAATGAGCCGAGATCTAAAGCCGCAGGCTGATCAACCGGGTAGGCCGAATTACTTACATATAACTGCCCGGCTCCACCGTAATTGTCATCAACGTATGATGCCACATTTCCCCAGCAAGTTTGTATTTTTACATTATAGTTATATTGTTCTCTATCTAACTGCACCAAATCTAACCCAGTTAGCGTGACATACCCCAATCCAGCGGCAGCATTGCTCATTACCACATTTGCGCTTAACACAACATTGGCATTAGAAAAAACATAATCGTCAACAACGTTAAACGTAAGTAAATGGCCGGTTACATCAATGGGTTTTTGATCTGCATTTTTTACTGCAATCTTAACAACATTGGTAATGCCTTTGTAAATTTGTAATGGTCTGGTATACACAACTCTATTCCTTTGGGGGATGTCTACTGGTATAAGACAAGTTGAACTGATGTCAAATTGTACATCCACAGTATTGTCATAATAGTAACTTATAACGGTTTGCATCACATATTTAGTTGTTTTTCCATATTCAATATATACAAAATTTTCGAAAATAAATATCATTGTGGATTTATCTTACCAAAAATTATTAGATCAGTACCCGTTTTTAAGTTTTATTACTTACGGGGGCAATGAATACATAGGCATTATTCAAAATTTAGATGATGTTATCACCAGCGTCTACGATTTTGGATTACTTAAAACCCCTGATCAGAAACGATTATACCTAGAACTAGGGGAAGTATGGTGGTGGGAAAGTAATAGGATGGTTCCTATTAATATTTTCCTAAAATCAGACTGGGGAGTGTTTAGGCCTACACTCAAGACCTTCAACAGCAAAGATGTAGAATTAAAATACGGACCAGCGCTGAGTCTTAAAGAATCTGCACAAAAAAGATCAAAAAGAAGAAGTATTACACTTGTTCGACGAATCGTTTAATAGTATCTTCTGCATTAGTTAGCAAGTTCATATGAACTACTACCAAATTGGCATATGAAATTGCATGTGCTTTTTTAAAATAGTACCCGTCGTCTTGCGGTTTTTCAAACACTGTTTTGGCAACTTCTGCCCAAGGTAATCCGATTAGATGTCTTTTGGCTGGTCTAATAACACTTAAAAACATGGCCATTCTAGTAATGCTATTAACAGCTTCAGGCATCTTAGTCAGCGTACTATAATGGTTTCCAATGTGAATTAACTGCCCACAGAACGCAGGATCATTCAATTTTTCCCAGTCTGGTTCCTGCTGCATTAACTGATCTAAGTGACTTTCATTTTTTACTTGTTGATACAAACTAACATTTAAAAAATCTAATTTTAAATATCCCCGGTCTTCTGCCTTTTGATAATCGAGGCTGGATTGTCCGGTATAAGGATCTACAGGAATATCTGTAAAGTACACTCCAGTATTATGTTTACTTAATTTTCCATCTTTGATTATGCTGGCGGGTGTATGTTTAAGCAAACTGAGAATTTGATCCCTATTGGCAAAATCAATGTCAATATCTGACTTAAATTTCATAGCCCTGCCTTTTGTAAAATATCTTTGACCCATTCGGTGTCTGCTGCATAATCTGTAAATTTACGTTGCCAATAATCAGGATCAATCCATGGCATTATCATTGCAAGTTGTTCTTCGTTCAGTGAACTAAGAAAATCAATTCCGCTAGCACAGTTAAACACGATCCAGGGGCTAATACGTCCGTTTGAAATATGGTGAACTATGCGATTACCAGAACCTAATCGAAAGTAATTATTAAAGTTATTTTGCAGTTTTGGATCAATGTCTGCGTAGTCTTGCATTTCTTTTAATGCCCGTTCTATTGCATCTTGTACTGCTTCTTTTTTCATATATTCAGATAGCCACTCTAAGTACAAGATTTCCTTACACCAATGATCTAATTTTTTATTATTTTTTAAAAGCCAATTGGTAAAATTACTTACATTGATACATCTGATTGCTGTTACATGTCTTCCATATTTGACAAATGCACTGTAATACGGACTAGATGCAAAATCTTCGTAGGTTTTTAGTCGAGCACTGCCTTGAGATACTTCATAAAATTTTAAATAAGATTTGAATCCAAGTTGGACTCCGGTTTCATTTTGTTGTTGCCACCTGCGTTTAGGCTCACACAAATGTGCCAACAATGTACTTTCTTTTAAGTACGATTTTTTACAGTGTTTGCAAACAAAACTCAACCTAATTCCTTTTTAATCTCACTGTCACTCATTCCCATTTCTTTGGCCATGGTCTTAATTTCTTTTTCGGTGTTCAGCTCGGCCATAAGAGCAACGTCATTTAATTTCATAGCAGGATATAGCTTACTTAAAAATTTAATAATTTTAGTATTTGAACCTTCTTTTTTCTTACTACTTAACCAGTAGTGCCTTTGTTTGCCCATACCAGGACTCACTGACGTACACATTAACCATTGTAGTTTTGTGTGTTTGTTAAAATCAAAAAAGTTTATATTCACCCGTTCATTACTAGCCATCAAATACCAAGCTTGAAGATCACTGCTGCCTTCAACATTGGCACTGTATTTCATCATTAGGTAAGTGCTGAA